TATCAACCAAGTGGTGGCAGCTCTGAAGACTACTGGAGGTACTACAACGGCATAACCAATTGTCATACCTGGATGATTAGAAAGGAGTACATCTATCAGGGGTGTACTCCTTTTTCGTTTTAACCACTTGAACTAAGGAATTATGGAAAAAGAACAACTCACCGAATTTAAGATACAGTTAGCTCTACCGGCTCCCAATATAGAGATTGCACAAGAAGTAGCAAACAAAGCTCAGGTACTCATCGATCAATTTGGATACTATCAATTTCTAAAACTGGTAGACTTCATGCAGAAGAATCCAGGTACAGTATCATTCGGTTTAAACTTAATAAATAGAAAATGATTATGGAAGAATTGATTTTTCAGAAAGTACAAAAGGGTGATATGATTTTCACCTTAGAGAAAGATCGTCGGTCTGGTTATCCAATCTTTGACCAAGCAAGAGTTTTAAAAGTTGGCGAAAGTAAACCAATGGCCTCAAATGGTAAAGAAGGTTTTGTTAACAGTATCGAATTAGTGATACAAGATTCAATATCTCAAATTACCATTTATTTACCAACTAATGTAAATGAAGGTATTTATAATGGTACCTATTATACGACCAATCTCGATAATATCATTAATGAGGTATCAATGCAGAAACAGAATGCTTTAAATATTTTAAATAACAAAGCCAAATTTGAGGCCGTTGTTTCTGAATGCGATAATATTCTTGGTTTAATTAATAATCGTTCAGAATCACCTCGTAATCCTGCTCCAGATTTCGAAGAATTTAAGTTATCCATGAATGAGAGGTTAACTAACCAAGAAACCCTTTTATTAAGGATTGCTCAAGAATTGGGATTAGATAAACCTAAACAATAATAAGAATTATGCCAAGTAAGTCGGTTAATATTACACTATCGACTCCAATTGGTCCTCTAGAAATATACGTAGATAAACGAGAACAAGCTCGTGCAGAAAGGTTGATTGCTAAAACTCCAAGTATCTTAACTAAGGGTTATGAGAAAGGTACAGAAAAGTTTGGTAATCAACTTCTTCGTATAGTAAGACGAAGTTTGAATACTGGTGTACCTCCAAGGGGTTCCGGAGTATCTTGGCCACCACATGCTCCTGGTACCATAAAGAAATATGGAGACCATACCATGCTAAATCTTACTGGACAATATGCCAGGTCAGTTACCTTAGTAAAAGGTAAGAAAAGAACTTTCGTTGGTTTACCAATTGGAATCAAGAAGATTACTTATACTGGTAAGACTTCAAGAAAAACTTTGAATCAGATAGCTATCATGTTAGAGTATGGTAGTAGAGATGGTAATTTACCACCTCGTCCTCTCTGGGCTCCTGCATTTAAGGCTGCTGGTGGAAAAGCTGCCTTACAAAAGGAAATACGTAATGAAGTTAGAAAAGAAATAAGGAGGATTATATAATGGCAGTAGATTTTGAAATATCTTCATTATCCGGAACTGGTACTGCAACTATTAGGGTAAAGCCTAAGGCAGTAAACGAAGACATGAATAATATAAAAGAGCAGGTTCTCAAGGTAGTAGTTCAGGGTGTAGAAAGGGAAGTAACTCTGGTACAAAAGGCCGCTCCTAAAATAGTAGAGACCTGGGGAACTTATTTTAGTATCACTCCAGAAACTACTTCCCATACTTTCGATGGTACTAAAAGGGGTGAGACCCTAGAAATAGGTGTATACAGTTACCAATAGAAGTTTATCGATAATAAGCCTCAAGATGAATATCGTGCTGTAGATTGGAAAGTTGAAAGCTCCTCAGATTGGTTAGAGGTAACCCGAGAAATTGGAGAAGCTAATGCCGCAGGTAAGCTTACTATCAAAACTAAATCTACTAATCAAGAACATAACCCCAGTAACTATGACCCCTTGGAAAGAACTGCTATAGTTAAGATTATCTCACAGCAAGAACCTAACACTGAGATAGTTTTAAATATAACTCAATCTCCAGGTACTAGAACTACTAAGTATGGCTTTGAACCAACCCCGAATATACCATTCCCAAATCTTGGTCAAAATACTAGTACTGCTCAGATTAGTAATGTAAAGGGTTATCAGTACTACCTTATCAACGGTATTCAAGTTGCTAAATTTATAAAACAATTTAAGATAACCGATATAAGTAAGACAATACATGATTATTATGCTGGAGGTATTGGTTCAGAACCAATACCCTTTAAAGTATGGCTTACCGATTATCCTTCAAATATTGCTACTCAATGGGTTAGTGAATTAAATTGTGTTGGTCATTTACAAACCATAATAAGTGGTTTTGGAGGTATTCAGGTAACTTATAATGGGTATATTAATGACAATGGCAATCAAAGTGTTCAATTAAATATTAGATTAGGACTTTAATGGTAAACTCAGAAGAAATAGTAGAAAGAACTTTTTATATCTCTCTACTTAGTACAATGTTGGAAATGGGTCTTACCTTAAACCCAGAAGACTTCTTACCTTTGTCTCAAGAAAACGAAAAAAGATTTCAAGAGGCAATCAAAGGTATGAAGAAGTTTATACCACTTTTTGGTATAGGGAATAATCAAGTAAAAGGCCCAAAGACTCTCCCAAGAATAACCATAGAACTACAGGGTTATTATGCTGGAGATATTGGTGTGAATAAATACATCATTGGTGATAAACTTGAGGATGGTAATTACCAAGCTTCAGAGTTTCCTTATGAAACTAAGGATATTACCATAGATGTACATCTGGTTTCTCAAACACAAGCAGATATGAGATTGCTACATACAATCTTATATACTGGCTTACCTGCTAGAGGATACGTGAGACCATACTTCAATGATTTAGAGGAATGGGAAAAGGGCAGGCTTGCTCCCACCGGAAACCTATTCATTGAGATTGGTAATTATTATGACCATCCAGATGTAGAGCATGGTATACTTGAGAAGGTATACACCTATGTATGTAAGGACGGTATTCTTCCAGAAAAAGCTTTGGGAGAAGGTACTCTTACACCTATCAAGGATATATCGGTTCTTATTGGATTGTTAGAACAAAACGAAAATGAGATGCTAGAGTTAAAAGTACCTAAGGTATAGGTACAATACTCTAGGGTATAAATTAAACGAGTAATTAACTTTAATCACAATAGAATTATGCCAACTTCACCTCATGTTGATTTTAAGTTTAAGAACAACAATGTTCTTCAAACTACTCCCATGTTAGGAGTTTCTTGTGTATTGGCTAGAACTACTAAGGGCCCTTATGATGACCCATCAGAAATCATCTCTACATTCTCTCAGTTCCAAAGAATCTATGGTTCTGAAATTGTACCCGATGGTTCTGTATCAAATATCGAAAAGGCTTTGCAAGGTGGTTCTAAGCTTCGTGTTATTCGAGTGCTTGGTAAGGGAGCTACTCAAGGTACAGTAGCTGCAACTGCAGGTAAAGCTAAAACAGTTGCTAAATCCGAAGAGGAAGGTATAGTACCTGCTTCTGCTACTCCAGACCCTGCTACTCCTGCAGCATTGATAACCATTGCTTCTGGGGGAACTACTTATAGTTTGGGATTGGTAACCAAAGGTTATGGAGACCCCATCGGTAGTACTGATACCTTCCAGGTAGGTTTCTATAAACAATCTAATACTTTGTATTATAGAATCTATTCGGGCAATGGCCAGGTACTTGAACAAGGTCCGGTAGTAACTTATAAAACTGCCGATGATAACAATAATACTTCGGTAGATTACCTTGCTCTTAGTACTTTTGCTAAGAACTCAGAGTATATCAAACCAGTAGTTGTAGCAGGTTCATCTTTCGAGAACCTAATCAAATGGTTAACCGAGAGTGTAGATGGTACCAAAAATGCGGTTACGGTTACCGTAGGTGGGGCTGCTCCTACTGATACAGAGAAGATGTTTACCGGTACTGTAGGTAGTGCTGGAACTACACCCACTGCTGATGAGTGGATTGCTTCTCTGGACTTGGTAAGGGATTATACGGATTTCTATCAGTTACTCATTTCTCATATTTCTCAACACCTTACTGCTGATGCTGATGTACTCAAGGTATATAAGGCTGCTGCAGATATGGCAAAAGAGTTGATGGAATGGGTACTGTATATCGAAGTTCCAAAACACTTGACCCATTATACTCAAGGTACACAACCCAGAGATTACAAAGCTCAGGTTACTTGGGTACAGACTTGCCTCGGTACTGTAGGTAACTCTAAGTACATTGCTTATTTTGGTGGTGGCCTTAAGTACTACAACGAAAACGGTAACCTTCAGGATTCCGATGTAGTGGGTACCATTGCAGGTTTGGGAGATGCTTCTGCTACTCAATACGGTCCTT